CGAGCTTCGTGAAAGAGACTTTCCCAATACCGCAGCACCTGCTGTAAAAGTGGAAGAGAACACTGGAGATAGTGTGACTACTAGTTTTGATGTTGTGAATAGTCTCAAACACTGGATCTGGCGGAAGGAGGGAAATGCTATTTTTAAGACACGACACGAGGTAGTTCATAAGCTTGACGTTCCCTTAGTAGCTGAACTTAGAAAATCGCCACAAATTGTCAGAGCCGTAGCCTTTCTAGGAATGACGTATGCAGGACTCACCCTCCTCCAGAGCTTGAGAGACCTGTTGTGGCCCCAAACCATGAGGGTAGAGCAGAAGGTCGTAGTCGAGACGCCCGCGCCTTTTGCAAAGTTGGAGGAGGGTGCCTTGGTAACTAAAATCAATGGCATCCCCGAAGAAACTGCTAAGGTTCGGAATTTCGCGGCCAGCTACATTCCCTGGCTGAGAACCCCCGATAATGACTACATAGTCAAGATAAGTTGGCCTAGGACAACAATGCACGCAATGATGTTGACGAGTGAGGTGATTGTGTGTCCGAAGCATTTCTTTGATGGTATGGTTGAAGGTTGCGAGTTTCAGGTGGAAGCACAAGGAGCGTTGTATAAGGTGATATATACTTCTAAGTGTGCTGTTCATCATCTGGACCTTGATCTGTCACTGGTGGTAGTTAGTCATATTAAAGGTGTACGGGGGATTTACGGGCGATTACATGAAAATCCCGCGCATCCTGTGGAGGGTGTCTTTAAAGGTATGGTGACGAAAAACTTCGCGCTAGCCAATAATGGCATCCTGTTACATGATTTGCCATCAGTTGGTGGAGATTGTGGATTACCTCTGAAGGATAACACGGGGGCTATCTTCTCAATGCACATTGCCAGGGCGGAGAAAATGGAGAACAATGAAGCCGTGCAGTCATGGGCAGCTGGGGTGATACTTTCTAAGAACATGATTCGAATGATGCTAGGCAGACTGAACGTGCAATCTGAGTTGCCCCTGGTGTTGCAGGGGGACCGAACTCTCATAGATTTGCACTCGCAGTTAGCCGTTTTGGAGGAAGTCCACCCCAAGAGCGATGTGGGTTGGCTCGTGAAGGAGGGATTCAATCTCAGAAGGACCGACCACATTCCATTGGGGCATTACGCAAAGGTAGGACGCTCGGGCATCAACATCGGCCACACGGACATGTATGATGAGTTTAAAGACGATTTACCCGCGATGGGTTCTCCCCACAACAAGAAGGCAAT